TGGGTGGCGGTCCGCGCGGGGATCGGGTTCCGGGGTCGTCGCGAGTGGCGTGCGCGCTCTCGAGACGTGCTCCGAGCCGCCCGCTCGCGAGCGCGCGCGGGTCAGGCGGAGCACGCGGTTGACTTTCCCCGATTGTGCTCGACAAAAGACGCGATGGTTCGGATTCGGGCTCGATCGCATCGCCGCGTTCGGTCGATACCGACCGAGCGCGGGCCACGGCGCGATGGCACCTCCGAGCACCGCGACTTTTGACAAACGAAAGTCTACACCAGCAGTATAATCTGTTGGTAATTCTTCCATGTCTGGATCCATAAGTGCTGCCTTAATTAATTGGAAAATTTGTGGACCAATAATAAAACGTCTAATTGGATTCTCTGGTTGAGAATCTTCTTTAAGTGGATCATCAGCAACAAAACCTTGGAAGATGTATGAACGTTTCTTCCAATATTTACGACCCATGTCTTCAAGACTTGCGTCTTTAAACCAGCCACGTACTTCTTGTAAAATTGGACAAGACTCGCTGTACATTTCCATACACGGAACTTGTACTTGTACTGGACGTGAATCGGTTTCACCTTTAATACCTTGAAATGGTAGTTTAATCATCAAGCGTTCTTTCCAAAAGAAAGTATTAGATTCGTCGCCATCAGGTAAAAAGCGTAGCGTTGCTTGCTCGCCTTCTTTCATATTCCAAAATGGGTAAATTGCGTTATCGCCGCCGCTGTTAGAATTACCGCTTGTGCGTGATTCTTGTTCTTTGAGCTTTGCTCGGATTTCTGCTAATGATGCCATAGTTATGCCTCCTTATATATTGCCTATGTTCTATGTGCCTTTAATGTGTAGCACAGTTATTATACTACACAATTTATTTATCATTGTCAAGTGTTTTTTTGACAATAATTTCAAAAAGTTAGCTGATTAGTTTAAACCAGCTAACGATTTAATTCTATCTAATGCGCCTGGTTTCTTTGGTTCTTGTGCTTTTGGTAGCTCTGCTGGTTTTTCAGTATCTTGTGCTGCCATGCGTTTCTTGTCTCTAACAAGTTCCATATAGTTAGCACCGTCAGTAGCAATTAAGTCTAATTTTTCTGCGTCTGCGCTTGCTCGTTTACCATGACCTAATGGATATGTTCTTTTCACTTCCATTGTAGTTGGATCATACAATACGATGCTATTTCTGTATAATTCAAATTGTGAACGTTCATCAACTTCGCCTTGTTTTGCTAGTTCTGTTTCTGGATATCTTGTCTGTTGCTCTGCCTGGCGAGCCATAATCATTGATTCTACTTTTTTAATAAATTTAGCAGCTGGCTCTACATATTGTTCACCGTACTCTTTTTCCACCATAGTAAGAACTGCTGTTTCGCCTTTAGGAAAAGTTCCGTTTTCTCTATCAAAGTAAGATAGAATAAACTCTCCAATTGGGGTCTTTTCTTTTTCTGGTTCTTTATCCATTGGTTCCATGCCTTGTGGACCTACTTTAACATCCATAGTATCATCGTTTGATTCTGGAACAGCACTTGCCATTTCTTTACAATCTGAGCATCTACCATGCCCGTCATAAACATCCATAATCGGAGCGCCGCAACAATTGCTTACCATTCCTTCTTCGTTTTCATCGCCTGGTGAATATGCTTCTTTTTCATCATCATCATCGTCATCATCCATGTTAGCATCCCAGTCAAAAGCACCAGGGTGTGGTTCAAACGAACCTTTTGGCTTTTCTTTTGCTTCGTTGGTTGCATTGCAATCACAATGCTTACATGTTGGAGCACATGTGCAATCTTCTGCTTTTACATCTGCGCCACAACAATCGTCTGAGCAATATCCTGGTCTTGCTTTTGCTTCGTTCATTGTTCCACAGCCTGCATGGCAATCACAATCTGGTGTACAATTGCCTCCGCATGGGCAATTTTCATCGCAGTTACATGCTTTAGATTCAGTAAATTGTCCCATAAGTGATTCAAGTGCTGCTTCAAATTCTTCATCAACTGATTTTTTATTTTTTGCTGCCTTGCTGTATTTGTCTTTTAGTCTGCCTAGCTCTTCTTGACTAGCACCATCACGTCCTG